GTTCTCCTCGCGCAGTTTCTCAGAATTTAGGGGGGTGGGGGATGAAGCCGGTAGGGGGTAACGCCGGTTATAGGGGTTTATTACCGCGAGAGCGGTTACAGGTTCGATGTGTTGGCGCTAATTGCGAAAAAGGATCACCAGGGGCCAGGTGGTCTATGTCGATGAGGTCGGTGGCTGTTATTGGATTAGAACATAAATAGCAAGTCGCTCCGTATTCCCTGACGTAGGCGACTATCTGTTCTCTAGCTTTACGGTAGTCCGAATTGTATAGCTGTTTCTTCTTTTCTTTTCTTCGCGGATCTTGCGTTCGCTTCAGTTCCCGCGCCTGGGCTACCTCTAAGGTATGGGCTGGGCAGTAGCTCCCCCCGTTTTTTGAGACACCCCCGCATTTCAAACACGGACGAGCAAACTTAGGCAAGCACTACCTCCCTAAACTTTTCGCTTACTGTATCCCAGCTAATACTCTGGGCATAGGCCAGGTTCTTTTCTTTTTCTTTTCGCCAGTCAAGTTCGGCTAAGACTTTAGGCACGCCTTCGGGTTCGGTAATGATTGCGGTTGGGTAGCCTCGTCCGCCTACTTTTGTAGCAATAACTGGTAAGCCATAGGCCATAGCCCGCCCGTTCTTTAGGGCTGTTCCGCTGCCGTGGCTTACTAGGTTTATGAAGGCATACCCTTCTTGGAAGTATTTATCTTTTTCTTCTTCGGTCACCGCGCCGATTAGCTGAACGTTAGGGCTATCTGCCTTTACCCCTTGAACGCATCCGCCTAGTATCTGGATTGTGTAGTCGGGCAGTTGGTTAGCTAGGTTAGCTAGGAGCTGAGCGCCTTTTATGTTTGGGCCATAGAACGAGCCGATAAATAGGAGGTTCTTTGTTTTCCCTTCGGAGGTCTTGGCTGGTAAGTCCGTGCCGTTAGGGATGTAAACCATACCCTTATCGAGTCCGTAAGCCTTTTGCATAAGGTAGGCATCGACCTCCGAGCAAGTCGTAATCTTCAGGGCTTGCCGTAGGGCTTGCCCTTCGAGCTGTTTTACTATCTGCTCATCGTAAGAATTAGGCCAGCGTGAGTAGGTTAGATAGTGTTCCGCATTGTGCGAGTCGTAGATGAATGGAGTTTTGCCTACGAATGGCACTAGCCAGGGATGCTCTAGCACTATGCGATCTGGGTTTTCTTCTTCTATCGCTGACCTAAGCTTTTGTAGTTTGTTCTTGACTAGGGCAGGGATGCCATCCCAGGTATGTAACCCTAGCTTTAGAAGCTTCTGAGCCTGTTCGTAGGCTTCTGGTTCGGCACTTATTAGCCGATACTTCATTTCGCCTAGTTTGCCCTCTTGATCTATGCCCTGCCAATTTAGGGCTATTAGTGTTACCTCGCCGAGTCTGGTGGCTAGGTTGAAGATGCGTTCTGCTCCGCCGAAGTTAGGCGGTATTACGTTGAATGGCGATAAAACTACTATCTTCATTTTTTTCCCTCGGTCGAGTAAAACCCTTGTCCTTTGAATGTTACCCCTGGCGAACCGTAGTTCCTGACCATCTCCGACTTGCACGCTTGGCAGTAGGGAATACTGAGCTTCTGGCTAATCGAGGTGATTAGGGTTTCTTTGCGTTCGCAAGTCTTACAACGGAAATCGTAGGTTGGCATAGGTCTAAAGCTTATAGACGGTTCCGGTGTAGTCGATGCCTTGTTCAAGTATGAAAGTGGCTAATCCTGGCACGCTATCCTCGCCGGTTATCTTCTTCCACCAGCCCGAACCGTTATCCATAGTCGGAGCCATAATCAGGAATCGCGAAGTTCCTCTAGGCGTAGATCCCATTTCGGTAATTCTGAGGTGATGCCAATGGCCGTGAACTAGCACCGAAGCATCTGCAACGGGTTGCTTACCGAAGGCTTGGCCTCGCCACCAGGTTCCCATATTGTCGGGTCGTTTCGCCTGGTGTCCGTGAACGATGCCGAGAATGTGGAAGCCGTCGTTGAATACGTCGATGGCTAGGCTCTCGTCGTGAGTTTGTGGCTCGATGAACTTTATGTTCATTTCCTTTTCGTTCGCAAGTCGAGCTAGCTGGCGACCGATGAAAACTCCCCAGTCGTCCGTTGCTTTACCGATGACTTGCTTACCAATTCGGAACTGACAATGGTTAGAACCGACTGAAGCGTAGGTAATCTCTACGCCTTGTTCGTAAATGAGCTTTAGGGTTTGCCACGCGAAGGTTGTAGCTAGGTCTACCTGCTCCATAAGGCTTAGGTCGTTCGTGGCTAACTGCTGTAGGTCTGCCGCGTTGTAAAAACTCTCTATCGTGTCGCCGAGGTCTGCGAAGATTACCGACTTTGGATTCTCTCGCTTGATTTGGTCAAATATGCGGGCTTGCATAAGTTCAACCCTGGCGATGAGGTCAGCGCTGTTACCGCGGTAATCGACTTTGCCTACCTGTAGATCTGACCAAAGGATTACTAAGCACTTATCGGCGCGAGTCTTTAGAACTGGTTTTTTTACGTTCTTTTTTGCCTCTCGCAAAAGTAGCGGTAAGTCCGTGCCGATGGTTTTCTTGCGGAAGTGAAAACGATAAGAAGTAAGCCACTCGCCATCGTAGCGCTGCCATTGTGAGGTTCTAGGGTTGCCGATAATTTCGTATTCGGCTGGTGAATAACCGCGCTCCAGTAGAAAATCGTCGAAGTTTGGCTGAGAAGTCATACCCTCAGTTGTCGCGGTTCCCTCCGTGCCATCGAACTCGATGCCTGGACGGAAGTTTGCGGGAGCGGTAACTTTGACCGCCGGCGTTAGATTCTCTAGCATCTTTACTCCGCGTAGCACCTGCAGACACGTCTACGGTGTCTGGTTATTACGGTGTCCGCTAAGGCAACTCCTCGCTGTTTGAGTGCGTTGCTAAGTGTCTTAGCTCCCCACTTCTTTTCGTCAATAATCGCGCCTAGAAAAATCTCTTGATCTGACTCGTCTAGTGAGTCGCGAACTATTGCTACTTTGCAAGTGAATTGCTGTCTTGCTGGTTCTAGTCCTTCTAACATAATTACCCCTAATTGTTAGATTGCGGTGAGGTCGTTTTCATCGCTAATAAATCTTTGCACTACTGCGATGAGATGCGGGTTATTTGCGCTTCCGAGTGTCGCCTTTATCTCTATGTATGCGGCTAAGTCCTCTCGGATGCTGTCTAGGTCTGCTGACCAGACTAAGTTCTTGTCTTTTAGTAATGCGGCAGCTTGCTTGAAGTCCGCGTAGATTCTGTCTTGTTTCATTCCCCTAATAGCCAATCTGTTAGTTCGGGATTGTCGCGTAAAACCATAAGTAGCGAGTTTTCCCATAATGCGATGAAGTGGTGTTCTAGTTCGTCGAAGTCTGCGTTCTTCTTTGGTTTTTCGTTCTCGAAAATAAAACGAGCCGCGTGCATTACTTCGTGAAATACAGTTACCTTCTTCTTGGACTCGTGTAAGTCCTGGTCGATGACGATTATGTTGCGTGCATCTTGGGTATAGCCATAATTGCCCTCCGTAAGAAGCGGGTCGCCTTTTATGTTGTGCTGGACAATCAGGTATTCCTGAAAACCGATTTTAACCTTTTCAGGACACGCGCTTTTCTTCGGCATCTATTTCCTTTAGTAGATCCTCTAAGTCGGATAGGTAGAAGTATTGACCGTGTTGGTTGCCTTCTGCCTTCCAGTCTAGGGCTTTGAGAATTGCCGCCCGCTCGCGCTTGCGGCCTTCCTTGATTCCTACCCAGTAGGCCACGATGCTCGCCTTGTGGATGGTGTCTTGAAACTCGCTGTTAGTCATTTTCTTCCTCTGCTCCCATCTTCAGCAAAATCAGGGCTATCAGTAAAGTATTGACCGCCGACATTATGGTTATGAACTCAATCATCTTCGACCTCCTCGGCGACTTGCTTGATTGGCTCTAGCGGAACGTTTATGCCGTGAGCACGTTCGTTCTTCAGGTGCATTTCGAGGCTCTTGATTTTCTCTAACCTGAATCCTGACCAGCGCTTTAGATCAGTCTCGACGATAGGCGCTGCCGATAGTCCTAGCTCGATAAAGCGTTCTACGGCTTTAGGCGTGAGCTTGCGGACTTTGTAGATAATCCCGCGTTGGTCAAACTGGCGCTTAGTAGCTTCGCATTGAACGCAATTTGGTTTCGTCCATAAAACTATGCTCATCAAAGCGGCGCTCCTGTTAGGTGCTTCAGTCGTTCCCTGGTGTTCTGGATTATCATTAGACACTTTTCGTATCCCTTCTTTTCGGTTTTAGTCATTATTACCTTGTTGGCGTTTAGATCTGCCTCGAAGTTAATTTTGCGAGTTGCATAGACTACTCCAGCATTGAAGGCTCGGCGATGAGTCTCGTCGAGTTCCTTGGCGAATACGACTTCGGCAAGTTCGTATTTTATGTCTGATAAGACTTGTCTAATCTTCAATGTTTTCCCCTTTTAGTTCTTTCACGGCGCTACGTAATGCTTCGGCTTCGGTTTTCTTTCCGTCATTCCATAGCCGATTACTGATTTCGTCTAGGGCATCGAGGACGGCCTCGAAGCCTTTGTTATAGCTCGCCATCTCTACCTTGTCGATTATGCGATCTACTTCCCTGCGAAATTGGTCGATTGTCATTTATTTATCCCCTTTGCTCGGTTGCGATTAGAACCATTTGACTACGGCCTGACCTTCCAGGTCTGCGAGCGCCGGAATCCTTTACTAGCCCTTTGCGCTTTAGTGCTGCTGGTCTTGCCGTAATAGATGAATAGCTGAAATGCGGGAACTTGCCAAGAAGCTCGTCCTGGGTAATTCCTTTACTTCCGCTTGCTTTTATTGCTTCCAGAACTAAAGCTTCTAGCCTCGTCTGGTCGATTGAGTCCGCTGCCATAATTGAGGTGTCGCTGGCATCGAGTCGAAATAGAGCCGTCATTATTACCTCCCTGTAATGATCGTGAATAGTAATTCTGGTATTGCGTGTAGTGCCACCAGGACAACGAACACAATTGTGGTAAATACTGCTACCCCTAGTAGCTGTCTAATTATTAGCATTTTTGCCTTTCGCTCTTGTTGGTATAACCCTAGAACGATTGACAGGGCCGCGCTATGGCGTGTCGCCCATTGTTACAATTCCGTTATTTTTCACTAATAATTAGGTAAAAATGAGTCTAAAAAGCCCGAAAATTAGGGGTTTTGCAGTTTTATCAAATCCTTGAACTTTTGCAAAAAAACGCATTTTATTGAACTTTTGGCATTTTTACGAAAAGTTTGAACTTTTGGCTTTTTTTTGAAATTTTGAATTTTTTACAACTTTTTGAAAATTTATCAAAAAACTCATTTTTGCCTATTTTTTCTATTTTGTGCAACTTTTTGAAAATTTGGCTTTTTTTCGATTTCTTACAACTTTTGAAAAATTTTGACTTTTTTACTTTTTTTACACTTTTTTGATTTTATTGAACTTTTTGAAAATTCTGATTTTTCTTGATTTCTTGCAACTTTTCGAAAATACCCCCTTTTGCCCAGTATTTATGCGGGCACTTTTTTCCCAAAAATAGCTCTAAAACTGATTTTGAGCCAAATTTCTAAAAACTTCAAACTTTTGAAAAATTCGCATTTTTTACAACTTTTGGCAAAATTTAGAAATTTTTGATTTTTAGCAACTTTTTTGAAAATTTTAATTTTGTTGAACTTTTTTAAAATTTTTGATTTTTTCCATTTTGTTAAACTTTTGCAAAAAAACGCATTTTGTTAAACTTTTAGAAAAAATAGAAAAATCTATATTTCTGTGATCTTCACTTCTGCCCCGATAAAGTTCGTGCCGTAGACCTTTATAGCCTTTAGCTCGATTACCTGGCTATCGTCGCCCCAGATAACGCCAGACTGACCGATGCCATCCAGAAGGCCGCGTGCCAGCTTGTCGATGTCTGGCGGGACTATGGGCAACCGGCGTTCGGCTTCGCTTACTGTTTTGGGCCGTGGCAGGTAGAACACGCAATTCACCTCTACAGGGCCGAGAATGAGCTTATGAGACTCGTTTACCTGTTTATGGCACTCGTCAGCGATTGCCCTACGCCAAGCCTTTAGAGCGTTACCTGCGGCTTCTACGACCCTGCCGTTGAAAACGCGCTTAGATCCCTGCGGCTTAGGTAATCCTTCAATCCTTAGATGCACGGTTCCAGTTTAGAACCAGGCTAACCATTAGGAGGATTCCCCATAGGTAGCCTAGAAACTGGATAAAGCCCGAAGCTGTTTGCGCGAGCCAAAAGTAGGTTCCTGCCATTACCAGGATTAGGACTTTACCGACGTGCTTCATTAGAACGGCGCGTCCGCTACTTTGACCTCGGCATTGTTGAAGTGCATAGCTGCCGATTGTCTTGGAACGTTGTCTTTGCCGGTGTATTCCTCTAGCTTTACTGAGATGTCACCGCGGACTTCTACTAGATCGCCGACTTTGACCTTGTCTTTTGACCAAACTGTAATCCAGTTTTTTCTTTCGCTTCCGTCGCGATTCTTCAGAACCTCGACGAGCTTGAAGCCGTAGCCCTCGATAATGCGAGCTACCTCGCCACTTACTTTTCCGTATGCCATTTATTCCTCCGTAGGTTTGTGTTGCACTTTATCCCTAGCCTCCGACAATGTGCGAACAATTGACACAATCGCGATTCCCACAACTCCGAATACCAGGTAATACTTCGTTTCCGTCCTCATTGACCGGCGTGACCAGATCCTCCGCGAACGCTCCGTGCCAGGGCAAACACTCCCCGACTTTTTGCTGTTTGCGCGCTCGGCAGGAGAAGCATAGGTCGTTATTTTTCCGCGTGGAAAGAACTTCCCAGATAATCCCGCATCGAAGGCAATTTTGCTCAGCCACCTTCTAAGCATAGACAAACTTCTTAGCAAAAGCCAAAATCTCGGCGGCGGGTTTGTCGGCCATAGGTAATAATTTCCGACCGCACGGATCGCAAGTCATAATCTTCTTTCCGTGTTCGCGACACGTCGGCTGAGGAGCGATGTCTATTGGTCGCTCATAACTGATTTTCGGCTTTTGGCGGTCAAGGCTGTAAGCGGCCTCCTGGGCATAAGAAACTATGTGCTTAGGTTCCAGGTAGGTAACGCTAGGGTTTCGCCTAGCTAACTTATGAGCTTCTTGCCCGATGTCGAAGGGAACGTGCTTGATAATTGCGTGCCAGCCGTCAATAAGTTCTTCGGTGACTTTGCGATTGTCAATTACGGCGATTTCCTTTAGTAGCTGAGCGGTTTCTAATCTATTCATTTTCCGAGTCCTTTTCCTTAGCCCAGCGCTGTAGGGCTTCCCAATCGTTTTCCTGTTTTCTGTTTTTCTTGCGCTCCGGTAATGGAGCATCAGCCCAACCATCGGCATTTAGCCAGGTCGCGGCGTTCTTGATAAATCGTTTTTCTTCTGGGAGGTTCGGATCATTTACGAACTTGATAACTCCCGCCAGGACGTCCTCAAAAGTGACTCGATTCAGCGCTCTCCTAAAAGCCCTAAAAGCCTGGGTTTTATCGTTTTTCTTTGGATAGAGATTCCAAAACTCGTCAAACTGTTCTCTCTCTATATTCTTATCTATAGTCTTCTTATCTATAGTATTCTTAAGTGGTCGATTTTCCGCCGACGGATTTTCCGCCAACGGTTCCTGGGTAGTCCAGGTCACTTCACCGAAACGGCCGCCTTCGTTTATCTGCTCACGACGTAAATAGCCAAACATTTCAAGCTCAGCTATTGCGGATCTAAGTGCTTCTTTGCCCTCTGGATTATTAGCCGCTAACCAATGAACGCTAATTTTCCATTCTGGGGTATGGGATTCAATGTAAGCCAAAAGGCCGCGAGCCTTGAAACTAAGTTTCTGATCTCTTAGCCAAGCGTTAGGTATTTGCGTGAAGTTATCGTCGAATGAATGTCTGCCGCGTATTATGGGCATTTCGTTACTCCTAATCCTCGGCAATAACCTAGAATTAGGACTGCCGAAAGTGTGGTTTTCGGTTTGCGGGTAGGTCGTTTAGGCGGCCTATCCGCTTTTATCTTACTACCCGCCAAGACTGACAACTTGAAACGCCTCGCGTGCGTTCTTATCCCTAGCACCGCCAGCCCATCGCCCAGCGTTGAAGTAAAGCTTCTTTAGTGCATCGAGCTGATCCTGCCGGCGCTTGCGTTCTGATAAATCTTCTTTTTCTTCTTCGCGTTCGATGCGCAAAGCGTGTTCGCGCATCTTCTTTGCTAATTGCTCTATGTCCAAAACTACCCCTAGTTCTTGAAGTGAAGCGGTTGGCTTTTTACTTTCCTTCCGTCATTCGTGAGTATAAACCAAATCCCCTGGGGAACGTCAAGTATCGGCGTGTCATAGCCTTCGTATCGACTGAGTTTATGTCCGCGTTCTCTAGCCAGTTGAGCTATCTGAGAATCTGATTCCATCGCGAAGTTGTATTCTTGGCAGACTAAAACCAAGTTGTCGGCTCGGTCTTGGGCTTTGCTCCCGCCCATACCGCGATTCGCTCGATGGTGAATTACTAAGTCATCCCAGCGCCCACAATGCCAACAATGCTTATCTCTGGCGTGGATTAGGTCGCGTAGGTTCACGCTTAGATTCTAGTTTCTACGCCTATCAGTTTCGCTTGGGTAGCAACCGCCATAATCGAGGTTTCTAGGGTTTTTATTTTCATTCGGATTCGGTTAGCCTCAGCCTTGCGTAAATCCCTCTGTAATCGCGCCTCAGCCGCTTCTAGCTTGCTTAGGGCAGATCTATCGGCAACGGTTCCCTGAGCCTTGATAAAGGCTTTTTGTTCTATTGTGTCTAATTCGTGTTCTGCCTCGGCTAGAGCAACTTCGGCAGCGTATAAAGCCTCTACGCCTTTTCTATTTTCGGCGGTTAGGCTTGCGAGTTCCTGGATTAGTTCCGATGGCAGCATATAAGTCCAATACGTGAACGATTAGTTCGGCCTGAAATAGATCATAGGTTGCCCTATCACCCATCACTCTTGCTTCGATTGCGGCTTCTTCCAGTTCCTTTATCTTCGCTAGGAGTATCGAGTGCCGCGGCTCGTTGCTGGATGACCTGGAGTATTGACTCCGGCGCTCCGGCTGCTTTGGCGTTGGCATAGATCCTTCTTAGTTCTTCTATGTCGCTAATACTATCCGCCTGAGCTAACCACGGTGAGACTGGCCCTTTATTCACTTTCGCCATTTCTTCGCGACTTGGGCCGTTCCCAATTCCTGCTATGCGTAAACACCTACCAGCGGCAGACGTTTCCGCATTTTCTAAAGCGCTAGTTAGGTTCGCGCCTTGCCCTCCGTCGATTTCGAACGCGTGACCAGTCGCTTTAGCCAAGCCGTTAGCCTGGTCGCCAGCCGTGAGGTAAAGCGTTGCTTTGACAACCCAGGTTTGAACTTGCCTATCAGCGGCAGTAGTAAGGTTTTCGGTAATGATTCGCGCATCTGGATACTCCTTATGCAGTATGTTTAGTCGGCTTTGAACATCTTGATAATTACTTAAGTCAAATCTAGGCATCGTCCTCGTCCTCTCCGTGATCTACGAACTCCCAGCCGTGCATCATATAGAACGCATTATCTAGTCCGTGAATGTAAATGCGGTCTAATTCTTTTTTGTCATTTAAGACAATTCCTGAGCATTGTCCGGTAATCATCGTGGCGTTCTCAGGGTTGCCTTTGATTATGGTGATTACGTCACCTAGAAAAACTTGCATTATTTCCTTTTCTTCACTACTAGATACGGCGTTCCCTCGCCGCGTGATTGTCTTTGAGCAACTATAAACTTTTCGCCTTCGTGTTCAAAGTAGGCAGTCTTGGCTTTTCCCATAATGCTTAGAATCTTGGATTTTTCTTTGTTCAATTCCGCTTTAGCATCGTCGTAATTGTGCTGAGCTAGAAGAAGCAGATGCCCGCCGTCTATGTAAACTTCTTCGTCCTCGATTTCCAAGTTCTCAGCGCGAACGGCGTTGTAGGTCGATTCCGAACCATCCCAGTTAGGTCGCTCGCCGGTCTGTAGTGCGTTCCAAAACTTTTCGGCGGCTTTTCTTTGCTGGTGAATCTGGAAGTCATCGCGAGGTATCTCCACCTCGAACCAGTCCATTCCCACTAGCCCTATCAAGATGCCACGCTGTAGATCCATTACGTCTAGGTAATGCTGAACCTGGGCTTCGTATTGCGGTGGTAATTGCTCCCAGTAGTTGCGCGAGGTCTTTACCTCGATAATTACCCATTCGCTAGTTGCGGGATTGTGTGCCAGGGCATCAGGGTTAGCGTGTAGGTAGGGGATGTCTGGATGCTGATAGGTTCCGGTGTAGTAAAGCTCCCATTCGGGGTTCTGCTCTTGCCATAGAAGCAAGATTGGCTCCTCTAAAACCTGCCCTAATCTCATCGCGAAGTTCTGAGTTGGCAGGGTAGGAATTAAACCAGAGCGCTTGGCCCAAAGCGCATAACAAGACTCCCACGGATTCAGTCCTAGAACCGTGCCTATCTCGCTACCGCCTATACCCTGCTGGCGAGCCTTGTGCCAGTCCTCAGAGCCATTTTGGAACGTTCCTAGTAGTTTTGCCCTATTGAATGTTTTTGTGGCGTGTAATCGCATTTTACGGCCTCTCTTAGTTACGCTTTACTCTATGACCGACTACCGACATTTTGATACGCCGTTTATTGAGTTCCTGCGTGTCATCCATAAAGCCGGTCGCGTGCCTTGCGAGGGAAGGGAAAATCTTTTCTTTCCGGAGGACTATCCAGACCCCAAGATGCGGAAACTAATAACTATGACCGCTAAAGAACTATGCGAGGGATGCCCTATTAGGCGCGAGTGTTTTGAGTATGCCCTTGAATCTAACCAACGCCACGGTATTTGGGGAGGAACTACCCCCAACGAGCGTTAGGACTTATGTGAGATTACCGAAGTCAAGACTGAGAGTAATCCTGCTCCGAGTGATACCGAAGCCAAGCTAACCCAGTCAATCGTAAATAATCCAATAGATCCAGAACCCAAGAACGCTAGAGCAGCCTGGGCAACTGTCTTTAGAGAACGCTCGCCGGCATAGCTCCAAAACTCGATACTAAAGAACTTCATCATCTTCCTTCTTCCATAGCTTTACGTCCTCATAGGTTGCGAACGCTGTATACGCTGTCAAGATTATCGAAATTAGGGCAACTCCGCCAATTATTAGCTGTTGCGAAACGCCGGTGTCGCTCATAAAGGTAAGCCCGCCGAAGATAATCATTCCGACACTTAGCCCGAAGGATAAATAAATGAGCCTTCTTCTATGCTTCCACGAAGGCATCAGACTCGCCCACACTTATCGCAATAGCTCATCTGGTCGTCTATAAACTTCTCAGGATCAAAGACAACACCCGCGAATACTGACTTAGCGCTTGGGCCGATTGTTAGGTGTAAGTGAGGGCCGCGGGATGCGTTTCCTGTATTGCCTACGCGCCCGATTGTCTGCCCGATTTCGAGCTTCGCGCCTACCTTTAGCGTTGGTTGTTCGTTTAGGTGGCAATAGCCGATAAAGACGGTTTTCTTATTTATCGCATCCCAGCCAGATTGGACTAAAACCCAGCCAAGAACATCCGACCATTGGACGAGCTTTACTGTTCCCTTGGTTGCGGCAGGGATAGGGGTTCTTGCGCGAGGTGCATAGTCAAGCCCTCGATGCGCATTAGGTCTGTTTTCGGTCGCGCCGAATCGTGAAGTAATTGTCTTTTTATTGAACGGATGCCGCCAGGTCATCGCAATAGTCCGTAAATAGCGGCGATAAGTCCAGCCATTCCAGCACCGAGGGCAGAGAATACTAACTTCTCTATCCACTCCATTCGGGCTAGTTTTTGCTCGACTCTATTCATTCGATTAGGCAGGTCTTTTAGGTTTTTTATGTCCGCAACTATTTCTATCTGAATAGCTTGAAGCTCTAAAAGTTTTTCGTAAATGTCTTTTTGCGTAATGCGAACGCTTGAAGTTTCATCTGCCATAGTTCGATTTTACTTTATTAGCGACCAGCGTAAGTAGGGTAGCGAAGGATAACAAGGCCAGAGCCACCGCTACCGCCATTTGAGCCAGACCTAGCTCCTCCACCGCCACCACCAGTATTCACATCTCCGTTAGTTGCAGCAGCGAAGGGGGTAGTTGTTTGCGTTCCAGCATCTCCACCGCCACCGATTCCGCCTTTTCCATATTGAATTCCAAGTGTTACATAAAATTGCATTCCACCACCGCCACCTGCGTAATAACCGCTTTCGCCCGTAGATGTTGCTGTTGCCCAAACTGAGAATGAATTAGTTCCGTCTCCGCCGTTACCGCCTCTTTCAGTTCCTTGACCATCAGCACCAGCGGTTCCAGCACCACCACCTCCACCTCCTGCGGGTATTTGACCACCAAAAGCCGCTGGAGCGCCATCGCCACCATCATTACCTTGTCCAACGGTTCCAGAACCACCTGTTCCAGCAGGTCCAGTGGCTTGGTTTCCTCCAGCACCACCACCAGAGCCTCCAGATGATCCATTAGAGCCAGCGATTCCCACATCATTACTTGAGTATCCGCCGCCGCCGCCGCCAACGGATGCAGTCAATCCAGTAACAGAAGAATCTGAACCATTAGTTCCTTGAGCGCCACTTGTGCCGCCAGCGCCACCTCCACCAATAGTTACGGTGTATGACCCAAACAAGGTTTGATTTGTAAAGTGCTGTAAACCACCAGCACCGCCTCCACCGCCGTAAGTGCCTCCGCCGCCACCACCAGCGGCAATAACAAGTAGCTCAGCATTTCTAAGTGGAATGTCGCTTACTGAAAAACTTCCAGAAGTCGTAAAAACTCGATAAAAAAATCCATCGCCTTCGTAAAAATCCCCGCCAGAAACTCGCGCTCCAACACTTCCAGCGATTACTGGAATACGAATCACGATGCAACTCGTCCTACGACACGGTATTCATTAGAGTCGGTTTTTATTACCGCTGCGGCCGCATACTGTAAATCGACGTAGAAGCTGATTCCAGTTCCGGCGGTTCCGATTCCAGCCCAAGAGGTCACTCCGCTACCCGCCGAGATGATTGCCGAACCAGAGCCATTACGAAGAATTGTTACTGAATCACCTGTGGAGAGAACATCGTCTACGGTGATAGTCACGTTGGCGGTTCCGCTAGTTTCGATAAGAGTATTGGCATCAGCCGCGACGACTGTATAGCTGGCTGTTTTGGTATTGAGGGTTGTGCTTATGTAATCAGCCTTCATATCCCCGAAAGCGGCGCTTGCTGTTCCATTGGATACGTAAGGTTGTCCAACAGTTCCGCCGGTTATTGGAACGATTAGATCAGCCCAGGCACTTCCCGAATAATACTGATATTTATTGCTATCTTCTAGCCAAGATAGCATCCCTTCGGTAGGAACTACTACAGCGGTAGAGCGGACGGCATCAGAAGCAAACACCATAACTGTCTGATCCTGTAAGAAGTTCTGCACATCCGAAGCGGTTATTACCGTGTTCGGCTGCCAAGTTTTGTATCCGCTCATTATTTCCTAAAGGGTAATCTGGACTAAATCCCAGGTTTGGTTTTCTTCATTCCACGTATAGATATTCTCGGCATCACCAGGATAAGGAACTGGTGCTTCCCATTGGCAGGTTTCCTCGTTTAGTAGCCAGCTTGGGAATGGCTTTGGAGGAATAAATGCATCTAGCTCATCGCTATAGCTATAGCCAATTCCAGCGTAATTCTTACGAATGTTGCCGTTGTAAGAAGTGCGAACGCAACGCTGACCACGAAACTCGGCATACCAAACTTCGGGTTCTTTACCCTCGATAAGTTCGGTTTCGTCAATACCAACAATTACTTCAGTAACAATGTTGTTAGAGTCTAAAAAAGCGTAATGTGCCATAGTCCTATTCTAACTAAAACTAATTGAGCCAGTTCCAGCGGTAAAGGTTGTTATTTTGTATCCTCCGCTGGTTGTAGTGCTGAAGGTAAGCCCGGAGCCTCCGCCAATCGTATAGATATCTGGGTATTTTAGGATTACAATGCCTGAACCACCATTCCCACCGTAAGTTCCCCCTCCTGCGGATCCCCCTCCTGCTCCACCACCAGTATTGGCCGTTCCATTTCCACCAGTAACATAAAGACCTTTTGATCCATTTCCGCCGCCTCCTGTTCCACCTAAACCTGCGGTTCCTTGATAAGCGCCCCCGCCACCGCCCCCGCCTCGAGTTATTGAAGTTCCTGTTATAGATGAAGAAACGCCGTTCCCGCCGCTACCTGAAGTGCTACCTGAATATGCCCCACCGACAGCACTTGCTCCACCCCCGCCACCTGCGCCACCCAAACTAACATTCCCCCCGCCACCTACTCCGCCCGCATAGCCTTGATTAGTAGTTCCCGAACCAACTGCCCCACCGTCACGACCTGATCCACCACCCGAACCTCCAGTTTGCCCAGTTCCGTTGTAATAGGATCCACCACCACCTTTAGTAGAAGTTATTGTTGAAAATACCGAGTCGTGTCCATTA